CCGAGGTCGAAGTCGATCATCTCGAGGTTCCCCGAGACCGCGCCGCAGACGAGGCACATGGCGCCGCCATCGGCGGCGAACCACGAGCGGATCTCGTCCTCGCTCGGCCGCCTCGACTGGAAGGGCTTCCACGACGCGAGCGCGACGCGCTTCTCGTCGCCGCGGCGTGTCGCTGGCAGTGCGCAGAGACCGGCGGCGACGCACGCGGCTGCGTGCGAACCGACGGATCCGTTGAGTCCGTTGATGGTCTGTTCGTGCATCAGAATGGGATCCCGTCGTCAGGCACCGGCATCAGCACGCCGGGTGCGTTCTCGAGGCCGTCGTTCGACTCGACGCGTGGCGGCTTCTCCCCAAGCTCGTGGCCGACCACGCGCTCCCAGCCGTCGCCGGGCTTCGTCTCGATGCGCACGCGCTCGGTGCGGCTGAGCCCGCCAGCATTCGCGTAGAAGAGCGCGTCCTCCACGGTCGACGGCATTGGGTCGTTGCAGCGGCGGTCCCACCACTGCTTGGCCTTGCGGTGCGGGTAGCTGCCTGGCGGATGCTCGATGCAGACCCACTCGCGCACCCAGCGGTTGAATCCGAGCCTGTAGTCGACGCGGAGCGTCGGGATCGCCTGCGGGTCGCCGCGCTTGACGTGGAGGTGATAGGTCGTCTCGATGACCCGCTCGTCCGAGCGCCGCGGCCCGTCGGCGCCCGACACGATCTGCTCCTCGGAAGCGACCATGTCGTGCTTCACCTTCCTCGGCGGGAAGGCATGGCCGCAGTGCGGGCACTTCGCGTAGGCGGTGTGGATCAGCGCGTCGCAGGCCGGGCACTGCTTCGCTGGCGGCTCGCCGGGCGGGCCGTCGGAGTCCTTCAGGCGGATCGCGTCCACGGGGCCGTGACGGAGCACGTTTCCGCCGAAGTCGAGGACGAGGCAGTCCTCCTTGCCCGGCGCGATCCGGAAGCCGCGGCCCGCCATCTGGTAGTAGAGGCCCGGCGACATCGTCGGCCGGAGCATCACCACGCAGTCGATGTTCGGTGCGTCGAAGCCCGTGGTCAGCACGTTGACGTTGGCGAGGTAGCGGAGCGATCCGTCCTTGAACCGCGTGAGGATGGCGTCGCGCTCCTCGCTCTCGGTGGATCCATCCACCATGCCGCACTCGACGCCGTGGACCGACGAGAGGATCCGCACGACGTGCTCGCAGTGGCGGACGCCCGAGCAGAAGAGCAGGACGGATCGGCGGTCTGCCGTCGACGCGACGATGTCGGCGCAGGCAGCGCGCACGAGCGCGTCGTCGTCCATCGCGTCCTGGAGCGCGTCGGCGACGAACTCGCCGCCTCGCACCGCGACCGCGCTGATGTCGGCGAGCGCCTTGCCAGCGCGGCTTCGGAGCGGGCAGAGGAAGCCGCGGTCCATCAGGTCGCGCACGCCGACCTCGTGGCAGACCGTGTTCAGGACGTGCTCGGGCGCCGGGCCGCAGATCTCGCCGGTGCCGGTGCGGTAGGGCGTCGCGGTCAGCCCGATCACTCGCTGGTGCGGGCAGATGGCGCGCGCATCGGAGAGGAAGCGGCGGTACATGCCGTCGCCGTCCGGCGGGATCAGGTGCGCCTCGTCCACGATCACGAGGTCGAGCGGGCCGAGCTCGTGGGCGCGCTCGTAGACGCTCTGGATCCCGGCGATCGTGACCGGGTAGCCGATGTCGCGGCGCCCGAGTCCCGCGGAGAAGATGCCTACCGGCAGGCCGGGCGCAGTGGCGCGCAGCTTGTCGGCGGCCTGCTCGAGCAGCTCCTTCACGTGGGCGAGCACGATGACCCGTCCGCCCCAGGCCACCGCGTCGCTGCAGAGCCGAGCGATGACGTGCGTCTTGCCGCTGCCGGTCGGAAGCACGACCGCGGGGTTCGTCTCGTGCTCCCGCACGTGCGCCCACACGGCGTCGACGGATGCCTGCTGGTAGTCCCTGAGTTCCATCATCCGATCTCCGTGACCCGCACGGCGGCCTCGCCGCCCGCGACGGGTTCCCTGCGCTCGATGTGAAGCCTGTCGATCTGCGAGTCGTCGATGAACGCGCCCGCATGGCCGAGCGAGTCGAGGAGCGCCTTCATCGCGTTGTCGATGTCGCGCCTGCGCCGGTCGGGCGGGCTGAGCGCCACCGTCACCTCGAGCCGCCCAGTGAGCGGCTCCTCGTCCGCCCGAGCCGCGAGGAGGGCGCGCACCGCACGGCGGTAGCGCCTCCCCTCGCGGCTGACGAGCGTGCGGAATCCCACGCGCCGCCAGTACCCGTTCACCGACGGCGGGTAGGGCAGCACGTAGACGCGCGTCAGCGCTTCCACGGCGGCGCGCCTCCCGCCGCCGGTCGCGGCGTCGAGGCGGGCACGGGCGACGGCGCCCCCTCGCGCCGCGCGTAGCCCTTCACGGCGTTGGCGGGCTCGCCGTTGTCCTCGCGGTTGCGCACGGTGACCGTGATCACCAGCGGGATGTTGTGGAGCTCCGACGAGTCCTTCGGCTTCATCACGCCGGTCGCGCGGCAGATGGCTGCGAGCGCGCCGCGGGCGATCTGCACCGTCACGTCGTTGGTGTGCTTGAGCGTCAGGCGCTCCCAGATGCGGCGGCCCTTGCACGGACCCTCGACGATCTCGAACTCGAGCTGCAGGTACTCGCCGGTGCCGTTCTTGGTCGGCTTCATCTCGCTGGCGGTGATGACGGCCAGGTACTTCCCGGCCGGGACGGGCTCGAAGCCCACGTTCGGCTCGACGTCGTTCGCGTTGAAGTTGATTGCTGCCATGTGCTGTTCTCCTTGGTTTGGGTTGCGTGCTTGGTGGTCAGGACTGGGCTGGGGCGGACTCTTCGATTGGGCTCTCGCCACGCGCGTAGGCCGCGAAGACGCGGTGGTCGAGCGGGATCTCGTCGGGGAGCGCGAGACGGTTCTTCGCCACGTGCGCCGGACGCTCGGTGGTGCGCAGGACGCGCTCGCCGGTGCCGATCGCCTGGACGCGCTTGCGGTCGAAGCCCTCGGACGCCGTGCGCGTGTGGACGCGGTAGGTGGCGAACAGCACCTCGTCGCACCACTCCTGCACCAGCGCGCTCGCGAGCTTCTGCAGCCGCGGCGCGTAGCGGTCGTAGGTCTCGGTCTCGGGGTTCGCGAACTTCTCGATCTGCGCGTGCGCGACGAGGATCACCTCCATGCCACGCTCGTTGCGCAGTGCGTCGAGCCCGGCGAGCACCTCGCGCCAGAACGGAAGCGCGAAGACGTAGCCCTTGCCGTAGCCGATGTCCTCGATGCTCTCGACGCTGCGCTTCTGGCAGACCTCCGCGTGGATCAGGCGCTCGAGCCAGTCCATGCTGTCGATCACGACCGTGCGGTAGTCGTGCTCCTCGCGGTGCAGCTCGCCGAGCGCCCCGATGACGTCGCCGAGGCGGGCGGCCAGCGGAAAGCGGTCGGCGTCGATTCCCGCGAGGCCGTCCTCGGTCTGGATGAACACAGGCCGCTCGGACATGGCGCCGAACGTGGACTTGCCGATGCCGTGGGTGCCGTAGACGAGCACTCGGCGCGGGGGTGCGGACTTGCCTCTCTGGATGTGCTTCATGAGCTTCATGGGTTCCTCGTGGTTGTGGTTCAGGTCGTTGGGGAGTCACATGCGGTCGAGCGTGCGGACCGACTCGAAGCCGGTGGGCCACTCGCCGGTCTCGCGGCAGCGGGCGAGCGCATCCATGGCCGCCTCGTTCGCCCTTCGTGCCGCGTCCAGGAGCGCCGGAGCGACGCGCCAGACGCCGGTGCGGAACGGCTCCCTCTTCTCGACGGCCACGATGTGCACGGGCAGCTCGTCGCCGCAGGCCGCCTCGATGACCGCCCGGTAGAAGGCGAGCTGGTGCGGGTAGTCGAAGGCTCGGGCGTCGAACTCGAACGAATCGAGCCGGTCGCAGGTCTTGAGGTCCACGATGCCGAAGCGCGGGTTGATCCAGTCGAGCCGCGCCTGGCATGCGTGTCCGGCGTAGCGGGTGCGCGCGACGCCCTCGGCGACGCCGTCGGCGAGGAGCGCCTGCGCGGCGCCGTGCGCCTTCACGCTGGCGGCCATCTCCTCCACGATCGCGGCGTCGCCGTCGCCGATCGCGGGGCGGCCGCGCTGCGTTGCCCACTCGATGAACGCCTTGGTCGCCGAGCCGAACGGCATTCCGGTCTTCGGATTGATGGGGCCGCCCACGGCGAACTCGGACTCGTAGCGCTCGCGACCCTCGAGGATCAGGACGTGCGCGGCGCGGCCGACCAGGAACGCGTTGCTGTCCTTCGACGGGATGAGCCCAAGCTCCTTCCTGCGGAAGAGCAGCGGGCAGCGCCGGAACTCGGCGAGCGCGTGC